AACCTTGAGCATCACCAGGGAATCACTGAACGCATCGCGCTCGGACTCCTGAAGCCGCACGCGGACCTGGTGCTGGAAATGATCGCAGAACAGAACATGGAGGATGCAGCATGAGCAAGCCAAAGTTGCAGTGCTACGGATGGGATGCTGTTCGTTTGTCTGGCTGCTCAATTGAACACCTACAGCAACTTCGTGAATTCGTTGAGTTGGAGCACAAGAACCCGCTGGATGCAAAGGGCCACCCATTAGAGGGAGGCCTTCCAACCATTCACATATTCAACAAGGCTGGCAGGAAGAAGCTCGAAGCCATCTCCTGGGCCTTTCGCTACAAGCGCGATGAGGTCAAAGCTTTCGACGCCATTGCAAAGGCCACCGGGGGTGACGTATGACCCTGCCGTCGATTGCGTATCTGCGCACAAGGCTCAGCTACGACAAAGAAACCGGGAGTCTTGTCTGGCTGCCAAGACCATCGTCAGATTTTACAAAAAAGCATCATTTCGCTTCGTGGGTATCCCGCTGTGAAGGAAAAGAAGCCGGGGTCATCGTCACCAAAAAGCGAAAAAAGTACCGCAGAATCGACATTTGCGGCCAGAAAATCTATGCGCACCGTATAGCTTGGGCAATTCACTACGGCGAGCATCCTGGCGAAGAGATTGACCATATAAACGGCGATTCTTTGGACAACTCAATAGCTAACCTTCGCCAAGTTTCTCATCAGGAAAACTGCAAGAACGTAAAGCTGCAAGCTGGATCACGCAGCGGTTATTGCGGGGTCAGTTGGCATGAAGAGACAGGCAAGTGGCGCGCCCGCGTCAAAATCAACGGGAAGGAACAGCACATAGGCCTGTTTGACGATCCTCAAGAGGCAGCAGAGCGCATCAAGACGCTGAGACAGGCTCTTGGATTCCACTCAAGCCACGGATCACTTCTCCGCACCCCCGAGCAGATCGCCGCCGAGGAGCGCGAGTCCGCCGCCACCAGCTTGTACCTGACCCTGTGGCCGAACGACACGCTTCACGAATGCGAGCCGGGGAACCCGAAGATGGACGCATGTCTGCGGGCCATCGACGCCGGCTACCGCCGCCAGGAGGAAGGGAAATGACCGTGCAACCGATCAGTGATGAGGAGTTGGCGGAGTTGGAAGGGTATTCGCAGCATACCGCCTACCTTGGCGACGAAGACGCAGCAATCACCATGGGAGAACTGCGCGGTCTTATCGCCCGCCTGCGCGCTGCTGAGGCTGATGCCAAGCGGTATCGGTGGCTGCGCGGATTTGAGAGAGGCGGAATAACTGTGCGCGACCTCAAATCGCATTTGCATGTTGAGGGCCTGGACGCAGCCATTGATGAAGCCATGGAGCACACGCCATGACCATCACCATCGACCTGACCAAGGCCGCCCAAGTCCTGATCTTCGGCGGCTTTTTTGTGGGCGGTATCGGCGCTTTCGCCTGGGCATTTGTGGGGATGGTTACGCCATGAACGGCCCGCATTGCAGATGGTGCGGCGAAACAACTGATGCCGAGTTCGTAGACGTTGGCGTTGGCTGGCAACAAGTGACAGGCGGAAGTTGTCGGTGCGGAGGATACGAAAGCGGGCCATATCAAAATGACGGCATGCTAAGCGAAGTTGAGTTCGCCACCTACTGGCGCGGCCCGTTCGAAGATCACCCGGATTTCTCGCCATTCAACCACATGAGAGAGGGTGATGCGCCATGAACACTCGCCGCACAGCCATATGGCTAGGCAGCCTCTTCGGCGGCCTGCTGTACCTCTTCATCCTGGCAGCCGGCCCGATCTGGGGCGGCATCATCACCGCAGAATCTACGGCCACTGGCCAATAACCCCTCCCTTCACTGGCTGCGCATGCGCGGCGAGGATCACTCATGTCCGCAGAAACCCAACTGGTCGAAGTGCCGGCCAAAGAAACCGCACTCCAAGTCTACTCGGCCGCCAATGGCCTTGACCCGTTCCTGGCCAAGATTCGCGAAGAGATCGACGGCTTCGTGCCAGACGTCACTACCCGCAAGGGCAGAGAGGCCATCGCCTCCATCGCCTACAAGGTCGCCCGCTCGAAGACGGCGCTGGACAACGTAGGAAAGGAACTGGTCGCCGACCTGAAGGAAGTGCCGAAGAAGGTCGATGCCGAGCGCAAGCGCATGCGTGACCTGCTGGACTCCTGGCAGGCAGAGGTACGCCAGCCCCTAACTGAGTGGGAGCAGCGCGAGGAAATGCGCAAGGCCAAGCACCAGGCCGGCATCGATCAGATCAACCTGCGCCTGGAATGCCGCGACCTAGATTCGACCGAGTTGAAAGCCAACATTGAGTGGCTGGAAGGCCTCTTGATTGGCGAGGACTGGGAAGAGTTCGAAACCGAGGCCGCCCGTACCAAGGACAAGGCCCTGGTCGCGCTGCGCGAAGCCCTCGTTGCACGCGAGAAGTATGAAGCCGAGCAGGCCGAACTGGAGCGACTGCGCGCCGAAGCTGCTGCTCGCGAGCAGAAAGAGCGCGAGGAACGCATTGCCCGCGAAGCAGCCGAGGCCGAGCGCCTTGCAGCGGAACGACGCGCCCAGGAAGAACGCGAAGCCGCCGCTCGCCGCGAAACCGAGGCAAAGGCTGCCGCCGAGCGCCGGGAACTGGAACTGCGACTCGCTGCCGAGAAGGCGGAGCGCGAGAAGTTGGAAGCACAGCAACGCGCCGAGCAGGCTGAGCGTGATGCACAGCGGCGCGCCGAAGAAGCCGCTGCCGCAGAGCGCCAACGGCAGGCAGACGAGCAAGCCAGGATCGAGCGCGAGGCAGCAGCCCGAGAAGCCGACAAGGCCCACAAGAAAGCCATCAACAACGAAGCGCTGGCGGCGTTCGTCGCTGGTGGCATGGATGAGTCATCCGCGAGACGGGCGGTCACATTGATAGCCCAACGGAAAATTCCTGGCGTCCACATTTATTATTGAGGTCGCGAATGAACAACAGATCTGTTCTGGTTAGCGGAGTAGGAATAAACGACGCCGATTACACAGTAACGATAAATGAAACGGTCTCTGGTCGAAAAAAAACAGGTGTGGGTTTGCCCGATTTATTCGACATGGAAGCATGTTATCGAGCGCTGCTACAGCAGGGAGTTCCAGAAGAGATGTCCGACATACGCGGGCTGTGAGGTTGTTCCCGAATGGAAAGTTTTCTCAGGGTTCCGGTCATGGATGATGACGCAGGACTACGCAGGGAAGCAGCTAGATAAAGATCTTCTTGTCCCTGGAAACAAGATATATGGGCCAGACACATGTGTGTTTCTGCCTTCCGAAGTCAACTCATTTCTGACCGAAAACAAATCAAGCCGAGGACCCTGGGCGGTAGGTGTTTGCTGGAATAAGTGGCGAAAAAAATTCCATGCGCGCTGCAAAAACCCATTCAGCGGGAAGACTGAAAATCTCGGTTACTTCGACAGTGAACACGAAGCTCACTCAGCATGGAAGGCTAGAAAGAATGAGCTGGCATGCGAGTACGCCTCGATTGAGAAAAACCCCATCGTAGCTCGTGCACTGCGGACTAGATACGCAAATTCATATTTAACTTCCTAATGAGGTCGACATGAACCAGATCGCCAAACGCCAAGAGTCGGCGCCAATCGTTCAGGCAGGAGAGTCTGCCACCATCTTGCAGGTTATCCAGCGCGCCGCCGCAGACCCGCAATGTGATATCGAGAAAATGGAGCGCCTCATGCAGATGCATGAGCGATTCCAGGCCAGACAGGCAGAGCAGCAGTACACCGAGGCGCTAGCTGCAATGCAGCAAGAACTGCCCGCAATTGCGGAGCGTGGAGACGCGAATGGCCGCTACAGCTACGCGCTCTGGGAGGACATCAACGAGCGCCTAAAGCCGATCCTGGCCAAGCACGGATTTGCCCTGACATTCCGCACCCCGCGCAATGAGAAAGGCGTCGAAGTTGAAGGCGTCCTCAGTCACCGCGGCGGTCACAGCGAGCGCACCTCGATGCTGCTTCCGGCAGACACCAGCGGCAACAAGAACGCCGTCCAGGCCGTGGCCAGTTCGGTCAGCTACGGCAAGCGCTACACAGCAGGCGCCCTGCTCAACTACACAACCCACGGCGAAGACGATGACGCGTTCAGCGCCGTATCGCAGCAGCCCGCTCTGGATCAGCGGGTCGTTATCGACATTCTGGAGCGCATTGACGAGGCCAAGGATAAGGACGAACTCGCCGCGATCTGGAAGGCGGCTGTCGGGGTGCTTCGCGCGGCCGGCGACACGACTGGCTATGAGCGCGTTAAAGCGGCTGCGGCCGAACGTGGCAAGGCTCTTGAGGGGACAGAGAAATGATTATTATCACCTGCGACCAAGGAAGCCCCGAATGGCACCAGGCCAGGGCCGGGTGCATCACCGCCAGCATGTTCGGCGATGCCCGGGCAAAGCTGAAATCTGGCCCGAATAAGGGGCAGCCCACCTCCGCAGCCCTCGACTATGCCTTCAAGCTCGCCGTTGAGCGCATCAGCGGAGAACCACTGGATGGCGGTTTTGAGACCTGGCAAATGAAGCGCGGTCACGAACTGGAGCCCATGGCCAGGATGGAGCACGAGATACAGACCGGGCTGATGATCCAGCGCGCCGGGTTTGTCACCACCGACGACGGATGTTTCGGTGCCAGCGCTGATGGACTGATTGGTGAGGACGGTGGTAGCGAGTACAAGTGCTTCCTCGCCCCGGAGAAGCTTCGTGCCTTCCACATCGACAACGACGCCAGCGGGATCATGGATCAGGTTCAAGGATGCATGTGGATAACGGGGCGCAAGTTCTGGCACGTGGGCATGTACTGTCCTGCTCTAGAGCCTGTAGGCCGTCAACTCTGGTGGCGAGAGTTCAAGCGCGACGACGACTACATCGAAGCTCTGGAGGAAGACCTGTGGCAGTTCAAGCTGCTGGTCGACGAGTACGAGGCAAAGCTTCGGGAGAAGGCGGCATGAGCCAGATCGACTTCAGCCGTCATCCTGTAGATGTGCATCGAGACGAAATAGCCAGCCAGGTAGATGCGTTCCTGGCGGGCGGCGGAAAGATCGCATCTATCCCAATCGGCATGTCGGGAGACAGGGACGCCCAGCCGAACAGCAGACCGGCACGAAAAGCTAAGCCGGGTCAGACCGACGCCGCACACTCCGCATTCGAACGCAACCGCCGAGAGAATCGCAGGCTGCTATCGCAAACAGTCCGTTACTGCGCGGATAAGGGCATGACTATCTCTGCCACCGCAGATGCAATGGACCTCGACCGCGCCACTGTCCGCAAGATCGCCGCCGAACACGGCATCAAATTTGGGCATCGTTAGCGCCGCCCTCAAAACAGGAATAACCCCATGCACCAGCTAACAGCGAATCACCGCCCTTGCGGTGTGACGGTCACCGGCTGGCCTGAAGAAAGCCAGCTTATGACGCCGGACGACATTCTGCGCATCGCGAGAGCGGTTAAGCAGATGGCGATCAACCAGTCCCAGGGCGCCGATGGCGTTCGGGTCTACCCGGAGGATGAGCCATGCCATTCGACGAAAGCCCCGCAGTCCGCCGCATAAACGCCCTCTGCTCCCCCGCGCCAGCCCGATATATCCACCTCCCAACAGGCATTCACTGGGTCGTCATCGACAGCCTGGGCAATGTCCTGCAGCTCGAAAACATCGAGCGCCGGCGCCGACTGATAACTGTTTCTGACCTCGAAACCGAGGCCTGGAGAAAGCTCCCATGAACAAAGCAAATGAATGCACCTGCCCTTCTGGCGACGGCTCCCTCGTCCATCCGTGCCCGGCACATCCTGCGGTAGAGCAGGTAGGCGGGGATGAGCGTGCAGTTGATGGAAAGCCCCGTGCCACCAAATGCCCTGATTGCGGCGAAGGCGATCTGATGCCCGGCGACCTTTGCGCCTGCGGATATGAAACCGATCCGTCAGCCGGTTACGCATGTTCCGAATGTGACGGCTCAGGCGACGGTTATGTCGGAGAAGTCTGCCGCGAATGCGACGGCAGTGGCTGGTTCGTAACCCCGGAGCAGGCCCGCGCCGCCCTGGCGCAACTCTCTGGCGAGGTTGTTGTCACCGAGAACGAATCCGGCGCCATCGTATCGGTAACCCGCCAGGATAAAGAGGGGCGCGTCCTTAGCGTAATCGCTGAATCGGCAACCCTCACGGCGCAGGCCGAGCAGGCAGAGGCGGAGCGGCCGGAGGGGCCAACCGAGGACGAGCTTGAAGCAGCCGGGCTCGGCTACCCGCTGCACAAGGAAGAAGCGGTAAAGCTCTGGTATTCCGGGTTCCGCTCCGAGGTGATCACCGTTCTGGAGGCGTGGGAAGCCATCGGCCACGACATCGGTATGAACCCGGACAAAGGCGAACTGCTGGATTCGCTGCGCTACATGCTGGAAAAGTGCGAGGCACATGACGCCGCCCTGGCCGAAGTCGCAGGACTTAGGTCATTGCTGAATTCGCTTCTTTGTTATGTAGAACGCGACATTGATAGGATGCGCAGCGACCGCGACAAGTCAGACAACAAAGAAATTTATGACCGGTCCATTTCTCTCGCAATGGAGAGGCTGAAAGCTGCGCAGAATGCAGTCTTCACCACTGAACCAGGGTGTGACACTGCCGTGGAACTGGCTGCACAAACCACCCAGGCTCAGCACAGCGTGCCTGAGCTACTGGAGTGGGCCGTTGGCCGTTGGCACGCGGAGGTTTCGCTGCGTCCGCTCATCAACGTTCATCGTCGAGCACTTGACGATACCTGGCGCCAGGTAATTCGCCGCTTGGGCGGTGACACTGGATTGCTGTGCGGCCCAAGTCATGACGAACTTCTCGCCGCCGCGCCCGGCACGGAAGTGCCGCAAGCATGGCTCGATGTTCAAGCCGAGCGCCGCCGGCAGATCACCGCCGAGGGCTGGACGCCGGAGCACGACGACCTCTATTGCGCCGCCGAACTTCCGCGAGCCGCAGCGGCATACATCCTCAACGGAGCCAACGACGAAGCTCCAGCTATCTGGCCGTTCTCGGCGAAGTGGTGGAAGCCGAGAGACGCGCGATCCAACTACGTGCGTGCCAGCGCCTTGATCCTGGCCGAGATCGAGCGCCTGGACCGCGCCGCGCCCGGCAAGGAGGGGAACGATGACTGAATGGCGCGAAGTGGTTGGTTATGAAGGACTATACCGAGTATCAGAGCATGGCGAAGTCATCGGGGTTATACGCAAAAAGATCAAAAAGCAATTCCCCAATACTAGCGGATACATGTCAGTAGGTCTGTGCGCCAATGGCAGGCAGAAGAACACCACGGTCCACAAAATTGTGGCCTTGGCGTTCCTAGATAAGGCCTTCGAGTCGCTAGAAGTAAATCACATAGACGGAGATAAGCTAAATAATCATCACTCAAATCTAGAATGGGTTACGCGCTTGGAAAATCTAAATCATGCAAAAAAGATGGGGCTTCTTAGAGAGTCCACCAAGGTAGTCGCAATGCCCATAGACGGCTCGGTTGGATATTTCTTCGTATCCATCAATCAAGCCGTTAAGAGTGGATTTAATAACGGAAACATTTACAACTCCATAAACGGGAAATCCCCAAATCACAAAGGCTTCAATTGGGCGAAAGTGCCTAGTGAAATGCAGATAGGTGAACAGCCATGACCGAAGAAGAACATGATGCCAAGCTGCGCGCCGAGGCCCAGGCGCTCAGGGAGGAAGTCGCGGCACTGCGCGCCAAACTAGCCATGGCCGAGGACGCAGCAGCGAAGGGAGATGCTGCCCGCCAGCAGTGCGGCGGCATGGAGATGGAGATCGAGGAGCTTCGCGCCGAACTCGCGGCACTGCGCGCAAGGGTGGTTGTGCTCCCCAGCGTTGATAACGTCATGAATATCGTCATGCGTTACCAGTGGAACGAGAAGACGAACGTCACCGGAACTACGAACTGGGCGGCCAACCTCGGCATGAGGGTTGTCGAAGAGGTCAAGCGCCTCAACGGCCTGACGGTCAGCGAGGGGCTGTTGCGCGAAGTCGCGCGCCACTTGGGAAACTGGCTTGAACTCCACGAATGCGAGTGCGAAGACGGATTCCACTACTGCGGCCGCGACCAGGTGGCAAAGACCAACCGCGAACTCCGCGCCCTGCTCAACCAGGACAAGGAGAGCGGCAATGGCTGAAGAACTGAAACCGTGTCCGTTCTGCGGATGTTCGATGCGCCTGGAGAGCAACCGCGACTGGCACAGGATCGTAGGCGATCACTCGGCCGAGTGCGTGTTCCTCGACAGCGAAACCATGATGGTCCCAGACATAGAAGATCAGCGTGAAATCGCCATCGCTGACTGGAACGCCCGAGCCGTCCCCGCAGGCCATGTGGTGGTTCCGCGGGAGCTTCTGGAGCGAATCAGGTCTCAACTCGATCTTCGAGCGGAGTTCGATCAAACATACCCGCCAGAGACTCAGCCGGTGAACGATGACGCTCGCCTGCTCCTGGAACTCCGCGCCCTGCTGAGCGAGCAGGATAAGCGCAACCGTCAAGGAACGCTTGACAGTTGCTATTCCGGCGGCTCCAACGAAACGGAGACGATCGCATGAACTACACACCCGAGTGCCTGAGAAACCTGCCGCGCCAGCAAAAGCCCGAGACACGATCGAAGCGCAGGAAAGAGGCCCGTGCAATGGCCGAACTTACGATCCTGGAGTGCATTCAGCGGCTCAAAGGGGCGCGCCGAGCAAAGCCCCGCGATTGGGAACCAGGCTACAACAGCGCAATCACAACGCTGGAGCTGTTCCTTCTGGAGATCAAAGAGAAGCGCTGGGTCGGGACGGAAGGCGAGTTGTAAACCGCTAGTTTACAACTGCTCTAGCCACCCATCGCCAACTGCTGTACGCACCGATGCCGGAATCCCGGCATCGCTTACAGGCCGCCTTAGCACCAGCCTGAAACCCGCATGGTTACTGGGTTTCAGCGCTTAAACCAAGCTACTTGGCACCACCTTACAGGCCACCCCAAACCAACGAATCCGCCCCCGGAGGACCAACCGTGGACAACGAAAACGAAACCCTGGTCGCGCTGCTTGTCATCGCGCTGATCGTCTTCGGCATCTTCCGGATAGTCGGGGACTTCCAGAACCTATACGAGCAGACAGAACAGAAAGGACAGGAGTTGAGCAGATGGAGCAAGAGTTGAAGCCGTGCCCCTATTGCCGAGGCTATGACCTAGAGCGTCGCTGGTGTCACGTTTGCAATGGCCGTGGCGTCGTCGATGTCAAGGCTCAACAGCGAGAGCGCGCAGAGATTGTAAAGGCGCTGCGCGAAGCCGGAATTGAAGCGAGGGACTGACCATGCCTGACATGAGAGAAGAGTTTGAAGACCGCTTCCCGATCCCTGAAGGCATCGAGTGGCGTGACACCGATTACTTCCCGGTGCAGACCGATAACGTCCACGTATACGTGGCTCTTGCCGGAGTCGCTGCGCGCTACACGTCGATGTGGCAAGCCTGGCAAGCCAGCCGCGCGGCTCTGAAGGTGGAGTTGCCGGACGATGGGATCGAGGACTGTTGGCGGGACTGGCCAAACTTCTGCCGAGACACCTTCGATACTGGTTACTGCTATGCAACTGACCGGATCACTCAAGCCCTCCAGCAAGCCGGAATCGAGGTGAAGTGAATGGCTGACCATCCTATCGACGACAAAGTGCTCGAGCATCTCCGCAAAATTCAGGGCTCTACTGCATGGGCTATGCGTCACGCCATCGGCGAAGACAGGCCGACCATCAGCAAGGCTTTGAATAGGCTCAAGCGCAAGGGCCTCGTTGAATGCAACGGAACGCCCTACTGGGTAGCAACCGGACTTCGAGGTACGCACGCATGACCGACCACGCAGAGCTGCGGAGGCTGGCTGATGCCTTGTACGGAATGCCTAGCCTAGAGCACGAATACGCCATATCCAAGTTCAGGGTTGCCTCCACTCCCAAGACCATCCTCACCATGCTGGACGAGATCGACGGGCTGAGCGACGAGTTATCCGCATGCACCGAGCATCCGGGCGGATGTGGGTATTGGCGCGAGGCCGCCAAGCGTAGAGCCGAAGAGCGCGACCGGCTGAGGGCGCAGAACGATGCGCTGCGGGGAGCGCTACATGCCGTTCAAGCCGAGGTCGACGGGAATCTCCGCCCACTTACCCGCGACCTCGTGAACATGGTCAGCGGCTTGAATAACGGCACTCACCCGAATGACATCTACGACCACTGCGACGATATCGAAAGGATGATCGGAGCAGCCCTGGAAGGAGCAACGCAATGAACGACCGCGAACTACTCGAACTGGCGGCGCGGGCGGCGGGGATTGATCCAGTCTTGGCTGAACCGATCAATTTCAGTACTGGGGTTGAATATTACTGGAACCCGCGTGATGACGACGGCGATGCATTGCGCTTAGCGGTGCGACTGAACCTGGATATCCGCTACGAAAGCTATGACGCAGGCGTCGCCGTCATAGTGGGCGGCACTTGGGACGGCGCGCCGGAAGCGGTACACGAAATATTCGAACGTGACGGCCCGCGTGCAACTCGGCGAGCAATCGTCCGCGCCGCCGCCGAGATCGGCAAGTCAATGACCCAGCCGGGCGCCACTAGCTCTCCCTGAGCTAACCCGGCTGGGCAACCAATCATAGCATCCAGGAGTGACCATGAGCGCTGCTGAAAAAATCGACTATGGCGAGCAGTTCCTCACCAGGGAGCAGGTCTGTACAAAGCTCGGATTCAAGAGCCTGACCTCGCTCTACAAGATGATCGAGAAGTACCCTGACTTCCCGAAGGCACGCAAGACCGGCGTCACGCGCCAGTCAGCAACTCGCTACGTCAGAAGCGAAGTCGACAAATGGATGATTGCTCACGGCGCATCCAACGATTAAAACCGCACCACCCGAGCTTCTAACGCTTCCCGCATCTCTGGTGTCATCCCGGCCTCCAGTGCCTCAATGTAATCAGCGTACCACTGCATCATAACGGCACGCTGTGGCAGGTACATGGCCTTGTTGTACACCCCCGCAACTCCCTTCTCTTTGTGCGCAAGCTGCGTCTCCACGTAGTCACGCGGCCAGCCGTGTTCACGTAGTAACGTGCTGGCCGTGTGGCGACTTCCGTGTCCCGTCATTCGCCCCTTGTAACCGATGGCATGCACCGTTCGGTTGATAGCGATATGGCTCAGATACGCAGTCTTCGCACCATCACCCGGGAACACCCACTGGCTCCGACCAGTTACCTCCCGAATCTCCCTCAGCATCGCAACAACCTGCCGTGGCAACGGCGTTACATGCTCGCGGTCCATCTTCATAACATCGGCGGGGATACGCCAGGTCGCCTCGTCCAGATCGATGTCTTCCCAGCGAGCGGAGCGAACCATGTGCGGCCGGCTCGCGGTAAGAAGCAGCATCCATACCGCAGTGCGGACCTTGATGCGGGCAGGCGCATTGCGCATCGCGCGCAAGAAATCGGGAAGCTCTTCCTCTAACAGGTGGGGGAACTGTTTTTCTTTCGGGGCGACCTTGGCGATTGCCCGTAGGTTGACCGCTGGATTGTCTTCGATCAGATCATGAGCAATCGCGTAGTCGAATATCTCATTGAGCCAGCCCCTGATCTTCTTCGCCGCCACCTCGGCGCCGCGCGCCTCGACACTCTGTTGCAGGGCCTTGCAATCCGCGCGGGAAATTGAGGAAAGCGGCTTGCTTCCTATGGCCGGGAGGATGTCCTTGTCCAGGTACATCCGCATCTTGCGAAGCGTCAGTTCAGCCCTGCCCTGGTCAGATTTTCGCTGATACCACTCCTCAGCCACATCGCGGAATAGGTCGACACGGCGAGACTTCTTCTCGAACGGGTCAACTCCGTCCGACGCCATCCCCAGAATCTCCAGGGCTTTCTCTCTCGCACGCTTGGCGCTAACGTCAGGGTATCCGCCAAGGCCAAGCCATGACCACTTGCCGTCAGGCTTCTTGTGGCGCATTTCCCACCGCTTGCGCCCGTTCGGCGAGACAACAAGGTAGATCCTGTCTACCCCGTATTTCTCCCGGTACTCCTTAGCTTCTGGCTCAAGGGAGGAGAGGACGGTATCGCTTAGCGGTCGCCGCTTGATGTCTGATCGCTTCATTTTCTTGTATGTGGCAGGTTCGGGAACGAGCCAACATACACATAGCCATACACCGCAGCAACGTTTGTATGTGAATCTGTGTGTATGTGTATGTGCGTATGTGTTCTGGCAAAACCAGCAGCGACGCGGGGTACAGAGCTAGGAGAGGCGCTGTGACTAAGATGATGGCGTCCCGGAGAGGGGTCGAACCTCCAACCTTCCCCTTAGGAGGGGGATGCTCTATCCAATTGAGCTACCGGGACACGCCGGACATGGCGAGCGGTGCGCCGCGTCCGGGCGGCATGTTAACGGCAGAGAAAGCGTTTGTCATGCCACTGCCACCAAGGCTGCGCATAATTTTCCGCAACCCTGGAGGTGCAGCATGAACCAGACCGTCGCCATTCCCGCCGCACAGGACCTGCCGGACGCCCCGCGCCAGCCGCGGATACCGGACTCCCCCTTCGCCAGCTTCGATGTGCGGATCGCCAGCGAGCACGACGCGCCGCGCCTGTCGTTGCTGCTACAGCAACTCGGTAGCGCCGATCCGCGCCCGGACCCGGCGTTGCTGGCCATCCAGCTGCAACGACCGCGCGGCGACCGGGTCACCCTGGTGGCCGAGCGCGGCGAGCGCCTGCTCGGCACCTGCACCCTGCATCTGATCGAACACCTGGCGCACGATTTCGCCCGCTCGGCGATTCTCGAAGACATGGTGGTCGACCGCCACGCCCGCGGCCAGGGCGTAGGCCGCGAACTGATCGGCCGGGCCGTGGAGCGCGCGCGCAGTTGGGGCTGCTACAAACTGGCGCTTTCCAGCCACCAGGACCGGGAAACCGCGCAGCGCTTCTATGCCGCGCTGGGATTCACCAGCCACGGCGTAAGCCTGGCGCTGCATCTGGGCTGA